AGAAATGATTCAAGCACTAGTGTATGGCAACGGCGGACAAGAATCTGAACGAGCAGTGATGGTTCTTGAGGCATGTGATCAAGATGTAAAGCAATTTTTATTGGGTGTTCATTTTACCCATAAAGAATTCAAAGCAGAATTTGGTGAAGATGCAGAGTATCCACAGGTTGCCATTGGTCTAGACCATCGTGGTACACTGAAAGAAACCTTGAAGTATATGAGTGACAAAGGAATGTTTTTATGACTAAGCAAACTCTTGTGGTAAAATCTGGTGACACCTGGGAGTGGGAAGACACTCCAGAACTCAAAGCGTTTAGAGAGCGACATGACTACTCCAAACTGGCAACACCACTCAAAGAAGGACCAAAAAAGAAAGCTAAAACCTCAGGCGATGCGAGCGCGTAGAGAAGCTCTGCGCCACTTTAAAAAGTGTCACATGAAGACCCCTGACCAACGTCGGGGGTCTTATACTATGTACAGTTAAGAGAAACCCATGCATACCGTCAAGGAAAACCTTGCTCGCTGCCTTGCCACCGAGAACCTGATCGTTGAGCATCGCGACGTTGAGACTGCTCAGTTCAACGTAGAGACCCGTGTCCTGACGCTGCCTGTGTGGAGGACCAATCACATGATCCAAGACCTTTTGATTGCTCATGAGGTCGGTCATGCTCTTTACACTCCTAATGACTTTGACTTTCTCGGTGAGATCCCGATGCAGTTCGTGAATGTCGTTGAGGACATTCGTGTTGAGAAACTGATGAAGCGTCGCTACGGTGGTCTTGCTAAGACCTTCTACCGTGGTTACCAACTGCTCAACAACGAAGACTTCTTCGCTATTGCTGACCGTGAGTTGGAAGATTTGAATCTTGCTGACCGCATCAACCTTCAGTACAAGATCGGCAACTACGAGAATGTTCCTTTTGCTGATGATGAGAAAGTTTTCCTGACTGAAGCAGATGCCCTTGAGACCTTTGAGGACTGCCTTGCTCTCGCTAAGAAACTCTATGAGTGGTGCAAGCAAGAGCAGGAGAAGCAGCGTCAGGAGGTAGCACAACCACCTCAACAGAACTCTGAGACTGAAGGTAAACCACAGGATCAGAAGACTGAAGAGGAAGCAGAAGAAGAGACTGAGGGTCAATCTGAGGATCAGAAACCTGAAGCTCAAGATGAGGGAGAAGATGCTCCTAAGATGGGCAACCCTGATCGTGACGAACCTAAGGTTGAGACTGCTTCTGCACTGGATGAAGCACTTGAGAATCTCATTGATCCTGGTTCTTCCTACCGTGAGTACGACTATCTAGAACTTCCTGGAACTGTTGATGCAAACATCATCGTCGATAATCAAGACTGCCATGCAGTAATTGAAGAGTATTATGAGGACAAGGATACCTCACACTACCTTGAGATGTTTGACAACTTCATGACTTCTACCAAGAAAGAAGTCAACTACATGGTCAAAGAGTTTGAGATGAAGAAGTCTGCAGATGCATACTCTCGTGCTTCTGTGTCCCGTACTGGTGTTCTCGATACTGCCAAACTCCATACTTACAAATACAATGAAGATCTTTTCAAGCGGGTTACTATCGTCAATGACGGTAAAAGTCACGGTCTTGTTTTTAACATTGACTGGTCTGGTTCCATGCATTCATCTCTACTTGCCACAGTCAAGCAACTTATCACTCTGATTACTTTCTGTCGCAAGGTAAACATTGCCTACGATGTTTACATCTTTACGGACCACTATGTTCGTTCTGATTATTATGTTCGGTTTGATGCTGAGAACCCTAACAATAAGAATGGACAACTTTGTGTTGATAGTTTCAACATGGTCAATATTCTGTCTAGCAGAACCAATAATCGTGTACACCAGAAGCAGATCAAGAATCTGTTTGTCACCACTTGCACTCTTGTGATGGGTTACATTGGTTGCCCTCATGAGTTTTCTCTGGGTGGTACTCCTCTCAATGAAGCAATGGTGATGATGAACAACATCATCCCTGAGTTCAAGTCACGTAACAAAGTTGACAAGGTTCACTGCATCACTTTGACCGATGGTGAAGGTGCACCTATGTGCTACCAGAAAGAAGTTAAGCACTACACACAAGAAGGTATGACCTTCATTCGTCGTCGTGCCAACACTCACTGCTACTTGCGTGATCGTAAGACTGGTAGAAACTATGAGTTCGGTGTCACATACAATCAGACACCTACCTTCTTGAATCAACTCAAAGATCGTTTTCCTGAGTGTGAGTTCATGAACATCCGTCTCTTGTCTTCTGGTGAGTGGGGTCGTTACAAGCGCATCATGCTTGATCCCGCAGACTGGCACAAAGCAGACACCGACTGGAAGAAGTTGAAGACCTTTGTTACTACTACAGCAGGGTGGAGCATTCAATATATTATGTCTGCTAACAACATGGATGACAGTGCTGAATTTGAGGTTCATGACAGTGCAACCAAGTCGCAGATCAGATCTGCTCTGAAGAAAACCCTGAAGTCGAAAGCGACAAACAAGAAAGTCCTAACGTCCTTTATCGACAGAATCAGTTGAGAAACTGGCACACTGACCCGCCACACAGGCGGGTTTTCCAGTATCTTATATACATACCAAACAAACACACATGTCTGACTTCATCCAAGAAATCCAATCTGAGTACGGCAACAGCATCAACGCTGCTGATGTCAAAGCTTTTGCTCGTAGCAAAGGTGTCAACTATCGCACTGTAACTCGTCAGTTGGACAACTTCAAAGTCAAGCGTGGTACCTGGGACCTGACTGTGGTTGAGCGCCTGAAGAAGACCTATGAGGCACCTGCTGCTGCTCCTGCAGTCCAGCACAATCTGGTTCCCGCTATTGACAGTAAGTTTGTTCCCTTTGGCAACTTTGCTGATCTGAAGAAGATCATCAAGTCTAGGATCTTTTATCCTGCATTCATCACTGGTCTGTCTGGCAACGGTAAGACCTTCGGTGTTGAGCAAGCATGTGCATCTCTGGGTCGTGAACTGATCCGTGTCAACATCACCATCGAGACTGACGAGGACGATCTGATCGGTGGTTTCCGTCTTGTGGATGGTAACACTGTATGGCACAACGGTCCTGTCATTGAAGCACTCCAACGTGGTGCAGTGCTCCTTCTCGATGAGATTGACCTCGCCAGCAACAAAATCCTTTGCCTGCAATCAATCCTTGAGGGTAAGGGTGTCTTCCTTAAGAAGACTGGTGAGTATGTCAATCCTGCAGAAGGTTTCCAGATCTTTGCTACGGCAAACACCAAGGGTAAAGGTTCTGACGATGGTCGCTTCATTGGCACCAACGTTCTGAACGAAGCATTCCTTGAGCGTTTCCCCGTCACCTTTGAGCAGTCTTATCCTACTCCTTCTATCGAGACGAAGATTCTGTCTCGCATCTGTAAGGATGAGAAGTTTGTTACTCGTCTGGTTGACTGGGCAGACATTATCCGTAAGACCTTCTTTGATGGTGGCATCGATGAGATTATCAGCACTCGTCGTCTTGTCCACATCGCTCAAGCATACGCTATCTTTGGTAGCAAGGAGAAGGCAATCCAAACTTGTATCAATCGTTTCGATGAAGAAACCAAGTCTCTCTTCGAGCAACTGTATGACAAGGTTGATGCTGATGTAAATTTTGAACAAGTGGAGGACAAAGCGTATGAAGAAGACGCTGTGGGATGATTACAGGGAAGCGGTGTTTGACACCTTCCCTGATCTAGAACACACAGATACATGGGCAGAGTGGGAGGAGAAAGGAACCTCCCTCACTGCTAATGTGTACTCAAACAAGTACATCCATAAGTCTCGTGAAGTTCTTATCTGGAATGAAAAGTCCAGTATCTACAACACCATCATCTATCCAAAGACTGGTCAGAATCTACCTTGTTTTGGAATGGACTTGATGGGGTTCTTTGAGAAGAAAGTCATCTTGGTATTTGACTTTCAACATCCTGTAGAGAACTATCTTTTCTCCCACCCAGATCTACCCAAAGCAAAAGGTGACTATAGGTTCTTTGAACCTGGTAATCACTTCTCAGAGAACATCTATGTTGCTAAGTGCACCATGTCTGAAGTTAACGAACACCTTGACATGTTCAAGAAATACTTGACCATTTACAAGGATATGTTAGAATGTAATCGACCTAATGGGTCTGCTGTTCATTCTACTTACGGTGATTTCGACAAGTACATGAAGCGCCTAGATCCTGTTAGTGGTTATCTACAAAGCACTTTTGGTGCTGACAAAGCAGAATCTCTTGTAAACGATTTCCTTTTCTGCTATGGTTAATTCCTGGTCTTTACTTTATGATGCAATGAACGACGACGACATGCTTTCATTCAATGTAGAAGGTGTTGATCTCCCAAGTGAGGTCTATCCACCTGTTACAGGTAACGTTGACATCACTGTCAACAGTGAGCGTTTCAAATACAATGAAGACGCTATCCTCAAAGAACTGAAAGAATACATCAGTGCTACTTACAATCAGCACTACTCTAGTGAGGGTATTCAAACCCTTGACTTGATTGAATCTTGCGGTGATGGTGAGGCATTCTGTCGTAGTAATATTTTGAAGTACGCTTCTCGCTACGATAAGAAAGGCACTGCCCGCCGTGATATTATGAAGATCCTGCACTACGCAGTCCTCCTACTCAACTTTAATGATAAGAACGCAAAGCGTGAATCCTATGAAACTTTCTAAAAGCACTCTTGACATCCTGAGGAACTTCTCCTCTATCAATGCATCGATCCGCTTTAAGAAAGGACAAGAGATTTCTACAATCTCTATTCAGAAAAACATCTTGGGTCGTGTTGTAGTCAAAGAAGACTTCCCCCAGGATTTTGCTATCTACGATCTTGGTGAGTTCCTCTCTGGTCTGTCTCTATTTGATGATCCTGAGTTTGACTTCTCCAAAGATGGTTGTGTCAAGATTAGCGATGGTCGCAATACCTCTCGCTACTTCTTTGCTGATCCATCTACCATCGTACAACCCCCTGAGAAGCGTGTAGAACTGCCTACAAAGGACGTTTGCTTCACGCTCTCTGCTAGTGATATCTCCAACATCATTAAGGCAGCAGGCGTCTACAGCGTGGAAGACGTGTCTGTTGTGGGTGATGGTGAGCGTGTCAAGGTTGTGGTTCGTGATAAGAAGAACGATACCTCAAACAACTTTGCGATTGATGTAGGCACAGCAGATGCTACATTCTGCTTTAACTTCAAGGTTGAGAACTTGAAGATCATGCCTGGTAGTTACTCCGTTGTGATTAGTCAACACAACGCTTCTCTTTTCAAACACGATACTCTAGACTTGGAGTATCTGATCGCACTCGAACTTGATTCTAAGTATGAAGGATGAATTTCTTTGGGTTGAGAAGTATCGACCCAAGACCATTGAGGAATGCATTCTCCCTGCAGAGACAAAGAAAGTATTCCAATCTTTTGTTAACAAGGGTGAAATCCCTAACCTTCTTTTATGTGGAACAGCAGGCATCGGAAAGACAACCGTTGCCAAAGCACTTTGTAATGAACTCGGCGTAGACTATTATGTCATCAACGGATCCGACGAGGGACGGTTTCTCGATACCGTCCGAAACAATGCGAAGCAATTCGCTTCGACCGTCTCGTTTTCATCAACTGCTAAACACAAAGTCATCATCATTGATGAGGCAGATAACACAACCCATGACGTACAGCTCCTCCTTCGGGCGTCTATTGAGGAGTTTAGTGGCAACTGCAGATTCATCTTCACTTGCAACTACAAAAACAAAATCATTGAACCCTTGCACTCGCGATGTTCCGTTGTGGACTTCGGGATCAAAGGAGCAAAAAAGCAGCAGATTGCAGCAGTTTTCTTCGATCGTTGCCGCGATATCCTCCAACGCGAGGAGATCACCTTCTCTGACCGAGTTGTGGCAGAAGTCGTCCAGAAACACTTCCCCGACTTCAGAAGGGTCCTCAACGAACTCCAGCGATACTCCTCGTCAGGGTCTATCGACACTGGCATTCTGGCGTCGCTGAGTGAGGTTCGCCTAGAAGAACTTACGAAAGCACTCAAGGACAAGGAGTTCTCCACTGTCCGAAAGTGGATCGTATCAAATCTTGACAATGATCCTAACGCGATCCTCCGTACTGTCTATGACAGTCTTTACAGCAGTCTGACACCTCGTAGCATCCCTCAGGCAGTGTTGATTATTGCCAAGTACCAATACCAATCTGCCTTTGTGGCAGATCAGGAAATCAACTTACTTGCCGCACTCACCGAACTCATGGTAGAATGTGAGTACAAATGAGCAAGAAACGCAAGTCCATGGCACAGCATCAAGTCAAGACCCAGTGGTATTACTGGTTCTGGGGCGCTGCGACGGTCACAGTTTTCTGTGGTCAGATGTACGTGGGTGTAGGATACCGTCAAATGGCAGAGGCGGTATGGTCCGTAGTTGATGTAATTTCTGCTGTACGTGAACCATTTGATGATGACAAAAAACTTGAAGACCCCACTGAGGTATCCAGGGGGCAAATCAAGAGCATTAACTAAACTGCTCAAGTATCTTCCTGAGACGGAGATCAAGGAGTATCGTGAGATGTTTCTTGGTGGCGGTAGTGTCGCCTTGGAAATGACAAAGCGTCTTCCTAAAGGCACTGCTATTTGGGTCAATGACCTGTATGAACCTCTGTACAATTTCTGGGTTGTGTTGCGTGACAATCCTGTCGAGTTGCAACGCAAACTTGTAGAACTCAAATCTAGATATCCAGATCGTGGCAACGCCAAGGGTCTATTTCTGCAAGCAAAGGACGTAATCAATGACAGAACAAAGAGTGACACCGACAGAGCTGTTGCTTTTTACATTGCTAATAAGTGTAGTTTCAGCGGTCTTACTGAATCTTCCTCCTTCTCAGCACAAGCATCAGATTCAAACTTCTCAATGCGAGGTATCCTAAAACTTCAGGATTACTCTCAGTTGATCAAGGGTTGGAAGATCACTAACTTGGATTACTCTGAGTTGTATGATGAGGAAGAGACAACCTTCATCTATGCAGATCCTCCGTACAACATCAAAGATGTTTTGTATGGGCACAAAGGTGGTATGCACAAGCAGTTTGATCATGAACGCTTTGCTGACATGATAGAAAAATGTCTTTGTCAAGTTATGATTTCATACAATGATCATCCTGACATTGTACATAGATTTGATGAGTGGTGTTTGTATGATTACGAGCACACTTACACAATGAGATCAACTGGTTCCTATATGAAGGACCAGCAAAAACGTCGTGAACTAATTTGTTGTAATTATGGGAAGCTTGGGGGTTCGTGTGACCGCTAGCGGTTACTGTCAACTGTATCATACACGCAGAGGGTGCTATGCTACCTTCTGTCCTAACTCACAACATGCAATCATCAATGGAGATGAGGTGCATGTGACTTTGAAGTCTGGATCTGTTGCCATCTACAGAATCAACAGCAATCAGACTGGCGTAACTGGACCTGTAAGGGTGTTTCCAGCATGAGGAAGAGGCGTAAGCATCGCCTCTGGAGAATTTGGGCAAAGGCTATAGGTGAAAAGGCAGGTAGCGATGACAGAGAGGCAGACGCAGTGGCTCGCATACGCACTGCTATATTTTTTTCTTATCTACTTACTAATTGTTTTATTATTGCAGGAGTGATTAGGCATTGGAATTGAAAGATTGGTTGAATTCTATTAACCACACGAAGGTAAACTTACTAGAAGAAGATCCTGATTCTGTTAGGAAGTATCCTCCCTATATTATTAACAGATGTATGTCTGGTCACATCGATGCCATCTTGTTTGCCAATGAGATGAACAAGCATCCAAACCTAGATAAGGATATGCAATATTCTTTTTATCTAAATACATTGAGAAAACGAAAACGTTTTTCTCCTTGGTTGAAGAAAGAACAAGTCGAAGACTTGGATCTGGTCAAAAAACACTATGGTTATAGTAACGAAAAAGCGAAGATCGCATTAACTCTTCTTACCAAATCTCAACTTGAATTTCTACGTAAAAAACATGACATGGGAGGCAAAAGATGACTGCGATCTCTGAAGAGGTTACCTGGACTTCCGACAGTATGGTCGAAGTTAGTCTCAAGGAACCTGACGATTTCTTGAAAGTGAGAGAGACACTGACACGTATTGGTGTCGCATCGCGTAAGGAAAGAAAACTGTATCAATCTTGCCACATTCTGCATAAGCAAGGTCGTTACTACATTGTTCATTTCAAAGAACTGTTCGCTCTGGATGGTAAGAAGGCAAACCTTTCTCAGAACGATGTTCAACGCCGCAATAGAATCGTACAACTGCTTAGTGACTGGGGTCTGGTAGGTATTGCAGCAAAGGAAAGTATTGCTGACGTAGCACCACTCAGTCAAATCAAGGTCCTCTCTTACAAAGAAAAGGGTGAATGGACACTTGAAAGTAAGTACAATATCGGCAAGAAGAAAGAATAAATAGATCGTGCCATTCGTGCGGCACTCTACAAGTCGGAACACCGTATAAAGAGGTTGGGTTTTTACCCTTCCTCTTTTTTTCTTTTTGTGGTTAAATAGTAGTGGATGCCGAACAGGGTCCACACAACGTTACTCGCTTATTTAAGGAGAACCACATGGAAGTACAACGCTGGACAGCCTCCAGTCTCGGAGAGCTGATGGATAAAGTCACAAGCAACAGCATTGGGGCGGAAGACTGGTTTGACAGGATTAATTCTCTACACTCAACCACACAAAACTATCCACCCTACAACGTTGCTCAGGTCAGTAATGTAGAAACACGTCTAGAGATTGCTCTTGCGGGATTCAAGAAGTCTGAGGTGTTTGTATATACTGAGTATGGCAAGTTGTTTGTCGAAGGGCAGAAAGAGGACAAAGAAACTAATGTGAAGTATACTCATAAGGGTATGGCACAACGCAGCTTCACCAGGTCTTGGACGATTACTGAAGACTGGAAGGTTTCTGATGTTACCTTTGAGGATGGACTGCTCTCAGTGACACTCAACAAACATGTCCCTGAGCACCACGCACGTAAGGACTTCCTCTGAACGTGCTATAATGAGGGTTGACAGTAATGTCACCCTCTTTTATAATTTTAGTAAAGCTGAAAATCGATGACTATTAATTCTGACCGAGTAAAAGTTGTTATCATGTTCAATGGTGACAACATTCTTGCTGATGTACAGGAAGCAGTTGACAAGGAGAGCGGTGCACGTCAGGCATATATTCTGAACTATCCATACAAGGTTACCTACAGCAGTCCTGAGTTGGATGGTACAGGTATTGTGGAAGATCCAGAAGTCAAGGTGCACTATCAACCTTGGTGTCCTCTGTCTCCAGAGACCCAAATTCCAGTGAACCATAACATGGTTGTCAGCATCCTTGAACCTGTTCCTAGTTTGCGTGATACATACGTTGAGAATGTACGCAAGATGGGTGGCACTGTAGAATGAGTGTAAAACTTTTGTTGTTGAAGTCTGGTGAAGAAGTTATTTGCCAGGTTCAAGAGATTGTAAATCCAGACACAAAAGAACCAATGGGGTATCATCTCCATAAACCTTTTCGTTTGGATATCATCAGTGATTCTGAGATGATTGACACTGGTGAAAATAAAGGATACCAACTTGCTTGGTTTCCTTGGGCACCTTTGAGTAAGGATAGAGATTTTTATCTACCTGGGTCTCATGTATTGACTGCTTACGATCCTCTAGATTCTATTAGAGACCAGTACATTTCTGGTATTCAACATGAGACCTATGAGGAGAACTTCAAAAAGCATGAAGACATGATCACAGGTGCATGTGACGACGACATTGATCTTGAGAAACTATTCTCAGAAGCAGAAGCATTATTAGAGGATGAAGATGGAAACGATGATGGTGGTCCTGAGGACGGGACTGCAACTGATTGCGAAGATGGAGACGTTGGAGGAAGAACCAGCGTTGCATCTGGAGAAACCGTATCTGATCAGGGATGACGGAACGCTAGAACCTTGGCCTAAGTGGTCTAGGGATGACGATGTATTGCTTTATAGCGAGAGCCTTGCTACAATAGTAGAACCCACGGACGAGATCCGTGAGAAGTACAACATCGTGACTAAATGAGTTTCTACACAAACGTCCAGTTGGTTGGGGATGACCTGCTCTACCTGGGTTACGAAGAAGGTCCTGGCGGTCTTCTTGAGCGTATCCAGCGTAAGTTCAAGTTTTCTCCAACCCTTTTTGTCGTCACTGACAAACAGACTGAGTTTAAAACTCTAGACGGTCGCTTTGCGAAACCTGTCAAGTTTGAATCTGTGCGTAAAGCACGGCAATTCGTTGACAAGTATCGTGATGTTGACGGTTTTGAGGTACATGGTTATGACAGATATCTCTACCAATTCATCTCGCAAGAGTTTCCGCAAGAAGTGGACTTTGACGTTAAGAGTCTTAAGATTACATCTCTTGATATCGAAGTGGCATGTGAAAATGGCTTTCCTAACGTGCAGGAATGCGCGGAACCTCTTCTTAGCATTACAGTACAAGACTATAACACCAGAAAAATTAAGGTATGGGGAACGAAACCCTATGAAACGGATCGCAAGGACGTTGAATATATCTTATGTGACGGCGAGGAACATCTGCTCCGTTGTTTTCTTAACTATTGGACTGTTAATTTCCCAGATATTCTTACGGGGTGGAATGTAGAACTGTATGACGTTCCATACATCTGCGGTCGCCTAGAGCGACTGTTTGGCGAACGTGATATGAAACAAATGTCCCCCTGGGGTATTGTCCACAGGGAGGAGATTGAGATCAAGGGTCGTACAAATATTGTGTACAACATGTTCGGCATCAACGTGCTGGACTACCTTGATCTGTATAAGAAATTTACTTATACTAACCAAGAATCTTACCGCTTGGACCACATTGCATTTGTGGAACTGGGACAACGTAAGTTGGATCACAGTGAGTTTGAAAACTTCAAGGAGTTCTACACCAAGGACTGGCAAAAGTTCATCGACTATAACATCGTTGACGTGGAACTTGTCTTGCGCCTTGAGGAGAAGATGAAGTTAGTTGAACTTGCAGTTGCTTTGGCGTATGACGCTAAGGTAAATATGAAGGATGTGTACTATCAGGTACGCATGTGGGATACGCTGATCTATAACTTCTTGCGCCAGAAGAACCTGGTGGTGCCACCGAGCAAGCGTAGTTCAAAGAACGAAAAGTATGCAGGTGCTTATGTCAAGGAACCGATTCCAGGAAAGTATGATTGGGTTGTCAGCT